TACAAGACCAGCAAAGGCGAAGTACGTTATCGCGTCCGTTACCGGAAGCCGGATGGCACCCAGACCGACAAGCGCGGATTCCGCCGCAAGATAGACGCGGAGACGTGGGCGGCGGAGCACGTCACCATCGCCAAGGCCACCAACAGCTATGTTGACCCGCAGGGCGGATTGAAACGCTTCGGCGACCTATACGAGCAGTGGCTCGCCATCAAGAAACCGTTCTGGAAACCATCGCAGCTCGAAAGCACGGAAGCCTCATGGCGCACCCACGTACAGCCCAAATGGGAGAACCGGCGAATAGGTGAGATCAGCCAGACGGAACTACAGGAATGGGTAAGCGACCTCACCTCGCGTCGCTCCGCCAGCGTCGTGCTGCGCGCCAAGGGTATCGTCAACGGCGTGCTCAAACAAGCCGTGAAGGACAAGCTCATCGCCGAGAACCCATGCGAGGGACTTGAACTGCCCCGCAAGCCCAAACGCAAGGAACGGCGCATCTATCTCACAATCCCGAAGCTCGTGGCATTCGCCGACGAATGCGCGAACGCCATAAATATAGGAGACGAACGACGTGCCCTGGTATTGCTGCTCGGCTTCTGCGGTCTCAGATGGGGAGAGGCGTCCGACCTGCGCAAGGAGGACGTGAACTTGGAGAAAAGGTCTCTGCGAATATGCCGCAGCATCGTCTGGGTCAACGGCAGGCCCGTCGAAGGCACGCCGAAATCATACGAGATGCGCACCCTCTACATGCCGGGTATCGTCGCCGACGCATTGGCCCCGATACTCAAGCGCAGAAAGCGCGGCGAACGCGTGTTCTCCGACCCGTCCGGCTGCCCCATCCGTGAGCAGTCGGCGAGCACCGCGAAGGGTAATCGCACGTGGTGGCCGAGTGCGTTGAAGCGATTGGGGTGGGATACGGACGATTGGCCGAGTCCTCATGACCTGCGGCATACGGCGGCGAGCATAGCGGTGCACGCGGGGGCGAACGTCAAGGGTTTGCAGCGGATGCTGGGCCATGCGAGCGCGAGCATGACGCTGGACGTGTACGCGGATCTATTCGATTCCGACCTGTTGGACGTCACACGCATGGTGGACGCGGCGGTTTCGGTGGAATGTGGGCAAAATGTGGGCAAGGCGGCGCGGGAAACGGTGAAAGTGGCCTGAAAATGGCGGTATCATGCGGTTCCTGTGGTCTGGGCGCTGGGGGTTCGAGTCCCTCATTGCCCACCATTCCGCTTCGGTGGAAACAAGCCGTTTGACCTTGCGGGAGTAGGGCTGAGCGGCTTTTCTTATTCCCACGGTTTCCCGCGTATTCTCACGTTTTCCCGCGATAATGTGGGCAAAATGTGGGCAAAAAACAAAATCACGAGCCTAGACGACACGCAGAAGTCTTGGTTGACGCAATCCCCGACATGCGATATAATTATTGCATTAGCCGGAAGGCATGAAGCCAGGCCGGGGCCTTAGAAAAGGACATGAAATGACCCACCGCATCATCAACGCTCACTGCAATCAAAACGGCACCACTCCCGCATTCAATTTCGCAGGTGAAGATGCCGCCTACCACTGGACCCGTCGCAACTGGTACACGCATCCGGTCGCCCTCATCGCGGAGAACTGGAAGACCGATACCATCGTCATCGGCTGGGCGCCCGGGTACATCAAGGGGGCGGACAAGGCCGCCGAGGAAGAAGTCGAAGCCATCATTTCCGAACTGGAGGAATAAATTGACGCCAATCGAACTCGCGGCACGCAGGAAACGACTCGGACTCAGTCAGGAAGAACTGGGCCGCTGCCTCGCCCTGGTCAGCCCACTGCCAGACGGCGGCGAGCGGCCTGCGGTCAAGCAGTCGACAATAGCCGGCTGGGAGGGAACACGTGGAATCCCGGCGAATGTCGATGTGTCGCTCATGAATATGCTGGACATGATCGATGAACAGACCGACGTGATGTGTGACCGGATCAAGGAGATGATAACGCATTCCAGCGCCGTCCGTGATTCGTCCACGGTGGAGGTCAAGGGATACTCGACCGACACGGGTTTCTGGGCCGCTTGGCCTGATATGACCGGCTGGCCGCACGTGTTGTGGAACATCGCGGCGACTGTAGCTATCGATGAAGCTCGTGACGAGTACGGCATCGAAGGCGAACTGGTAGATTTCGAGTGATGAAAGCCTCCGATAACGACGATTCGGCCCCGTCCGGCCGCAGTCCAGCTCAGTGCGAGCTGTCTGCGATGCCGGACGGGGCCGAACTATGTGTGGTGGTCATGCGGCGAGGTCGATGCGCTGTTTGATGGCGCTGACGCCAATGAGCGCGCCGGAGAGGATGCCGAGCGCGTTGAGCGTGATAACTATCGCGTCCACGTAAGGCCAGTCCCATGCGGGGCCGACCGTGCCGACGAACACGGCGAGTGCGGGCAGGACGATGAGGCCGAGCCATTTGAGGATGTCGTAGACGCGGCCGGGGATGAGCCAGTCGGGCACGTCATGGGTGACGTCGGCTGTCTCGGGCCAGTCGCTCACATCGACGCCGGGAAGCGTTTCGCCGGTGTCGGTCGTGTTTTTGCTGTCGGTCATGTTTGCTCCGATCAATAAGGGATGATGATGGGGTGATGCCGCCATCAGGGGAGTGACGGCGGCATCGGTTTGGGTTAGCGGCAGGTCACCACGTCACCGGGGTAGTAGACGTTGATGTTGCCGGAGGGGACGGTGCACTGGTTGACGTTGTAGCCGTGGGATGTGGCGAACTCCCACACGGTGTCGCCCCATTGGAGGGTCTTGGAAACACCGTTGGACGGCGCGGTCGTGGTGGTGCCGCCGTAGGTTACGACGTCGCCCACGTAGTAGCGGTTGATATCACCGGAAGGTGTATGCCATGCGGACAACGGCCATGCGTTGTGGGCTACGGCGAGTCCCCAGATGGTTTCGCCCCACTGCATGACGTGGCTGATGCCATTCGTGTTGGCGGGGGGAGTGCTCGGCTGCACGGAGGGAGCCGGGGCCGGGGTGGCCGGGGTCGTGGAGCCGGTGGGGTTGGCGTACAAATCCCACTGCCATGCCTCGCCACGGAAAATGTTGAGGTCGATGGGACTCCACGTGTTGACCACGCCGGTACCGCTGTACTGTCGCATGGCTTCGCCGTATGCGCCGATCATCCACGGGTTGGCTTGATAGCCGGTCGGGCTCATGTTGGCGTATTGGGCGATCCACAGGCCGTACCGGTTGCGGATGTCCTGCGGGATGGTGCCTGCGACCGGGCCGGTGTACAGCAATGGACGCACACCACCCGAAAGGCGTTCGCACTCGTTCATGAAGCGGCGTACCCAATCCCAGTTACCCCATGCGGGATTATCGTCTAGCTCCCAGTCGAGCGCCACGATGCCGTGACGCCAATAGTTCGACGTGTTGCGATAGAAGAATTGGGCTTCGGCTTCAGGCGAACCGCCCATCGCGTAGTGGTACAGGCCGAATTTCTTGCCGCTGGCTTGTGCCTGGGCGATCATGCGGTTGGCGTCCGTGTTGACGCCGGACACGAGACAGTTGTTGTTCACCTGTCCGGTGCCCCATGTGGTGCCGACCACAATAAAATCGGCCTGCATGTTGTACACGTCCGCGCCGCACTGCCAGTTGGACATGTCCACGCCCTGCATGTCCGCGTGGGCGGTGGCAGGGAGCAGCATCATGCACACGGCGGCGGCCAGCGCCGTGACCTTGGCGAACAGGCGCTTATGCCACGGCTTCGGCTTGTCTTTATTGTTGACCAATGTTTTCCCTTTCTCTGGGATGAATATTTGTTTGTGGCCCACGGTCGTGGGTCAGGATTATCGGGGCGCTATCGGCGCGGATTGGATGTCATTGTTGAGTGCTGTCCCGTGCCCGTTGCCGCCCAGCGAGTGATAGGAGTCGTAGAGGCGTTGGGAGCGTGATTTGAGGTCCTCGTCCGCC